TGGAAGGTATTTGCATTGATTGTCATAACAAAGAACACTTTAAAACTGATGATAATTCTGTAAGAAGTGATATTAAATTTGATGAATTTGGCAATTTAATTGAAGTTAAAGAAGAGTGATACCCCCCTACATTCAGTTAAATTGATGTCTACGAAGGGAACGGGTAGGGAACCTTCAAAAAATGTGTGACTCGTGCGCATAGGAGGGGGGTAAATTGAAAGGTGGCGAAATTTGAATGAAAACAAAAGAACTTCAGGAAATGTTTGAGAAAATACCCGAAGATAAAAAAAGTCAGGCAAAAATCTTATTAGATGAGATAAAATTTATGCTTAAAACTACTAAAGTTTTAAAAGCAAAAATTAATAAAAATGGACCCACTGAATTATTTGAACAAGGTAGTCAAAAATTTGAAAGGGAAAGCCCAGCATTAAAGTCTTATAATCAAACAATGAAAATCCTAGATACATATTATAAGACATTTAGTGCATTAGTTCCAGAAACACCAGAAGTTCCAACTGGAGATGATTTTGATGAATTCGTTAACAAATATTGAAAAGTATTGGGAATATATTCAAGAAAATCCAAAACGAATTAATGATAAAATTAGAACTGTTTATTCTAAGTTAGTCAATGATATTAATACCCCACTGACAGTAACTCATCAAAACAAATATACTGGTGAAATGGAAACAAAAACTTTTGTATTTGATAAAGAAAAAGGCCAAAGAGTTATAGATTTTATTCAGAAATTTTGCAAACATTCAAAAGGAAAATGGGCGGGTAAACCTATCGTGTTGGAATTATGGCAAAAGGCTTTTCTGGAAGCAATTTTTGGATTTGTAGATAAAGAAACAGGATTACGAAAATATAAGAAAGTAATCTTTTTTGTTGCAAAGAAAAATGGAAAATCGACTTTATCATCTGGTATAGGTTTATATTGTTTAACTGCTGATGGCGAAGGTGGAGCAGAAGTCTATTCTATTGCAAAAGTCAAAGAACAGGCAAAAATTGTATTTCAAGAAGCAGTAAGAATGAGAAATAAATCACCATCAATAAGGTCCAGAACAAGAGCAACGATTTCTGGATTATTTTTTGATAAAAAAGATGCAGTATTTGCTCCACTTGCAAGTGAAACCAATTCGCTAGATGGTAAGAATCCTAGCTGTACTTTAGCAGATGAAATATGGGCGTGGACTGACCAAGGATTATTAGACATTATGGAGGATGGCTCATCTTCCAGAGAACAGCCATTACTGGTTGAAACATCTACAATGGGAAATGTTCGTGAAGCAGTATTTGATAATGAATATGATTATGCAGATAGAATTATTCTAGGATATAAAGGCGAACCTGGAGGAATAATTGATGACACTGTATTACCAATTATTTATGAAATTGATGATCCAAAAAAATGGCAAGATGAAGATGCTTGGTATCAAGCAAATCCAGGTTTAGGAGTTTTAAAAGCTTTAACTTATATGAGAGGTAAAGCCACAAAAGCACTTAATAATCCATCATCTTTACCTAATTTTTTAAGTAAAGATTTAAATGTTCGACAAACAAATGCTAATTCTTGGTTAAAGTTCCAAGAATTAAATAATGAAAATACATATCAAGAATTAACTAATAAATACTGTATCGGAGGCTGTGATTTGTCATCTACAACAGACTTAACTTGTGCAACTCTACTTTGCCTTGATGGTGAAGAAATAAAGGTAAAACAAATGTATTTTATTCCAGAAGATATTATGGAATTTAAAATTAAAGAAGACCAAATTCCTTATGATATTTGGGAACAATTAGGATGGGTTAGAACTTGCAAGGGCAGTAAAGTAGACTATCATGAAGTTACAAATTGGTTTTTAGAACAAGTAAATAAATATAACTTACGACCTTTGTGGATTGGTTACGATAGTTGGTCCGCATCATATTGGTGTGATGAAATGAAACAAAATGGTTTTGATATGGTAGAAGTTAGACAAGGAGCTAAAACATTTAGTACACCAATGAAGCAAATGAAGGCGGATTTAATTGATAAAAAAATTAATTATAACAATAACCCAATATTAAAATGGTGCTTATCAAATGTTGCAGTAAAAGAGGATGATAACGAAAACATTAGACCAGTTAAAAGAAAGTCTAGAGCGAGAATTGATGGTGCGGTTAGTTTATTAGATGCTTATGTTGTTTATTTTGAACATTTACAAGAATATTCAAATTATGTTAGGAGGTGATAGTTATGAAAAGAAAAGAAAAAAGAAGTTTATTTAGTAAGATTTTTGGTACGAAAAAGCCAAATGAAACTTATGGTACTCAATTAGAAATGTTGAGTGGGTGGGGCGGCTCATTTAAAGCATTTGATGGTTTAATATACAATACTTCAGCAAGATCGTGTATTGATGCAATTGCTCGAAATGCTGCAAAGTTAAATCCAAAACATATTCGCAGCAAAGATAAAAAATTTGAAAAATTAAATAATAATATTACGAGATTAATTAGTCAAAGACCTAATGAAATGATGAATGCTTATGATTTCTATTACAAAATTGTTACATATCTATATTTAGACAATGATGCATTTGTTTACATAATGAGAGATGAAAAGGATAATCCTATAGGCTTATATCCAATTCGTTCTAAATCAGTAAGATTATATGAATATAAGCAAATGTACTTTGTACAATTTTCTTTTTCTTCAGGAAAAACAAAAATGGTTGCATATGATGATGTTATTCATTTAAAGAGAATGTTTTGTGAGAATGATATTTTAGGTGGCGATAATACGCCAATCATTAAAGCACTTTCATTTAAACAAATTATTAATGAAGGTATTATTAATGCAATTAAAACCACACAAGGTATTAAAGGAATATTGTATTCATTAAAAACAATGCTTAATCCAACTGATATTAGGCAAATAAGGGATGATTTTATATCAAGTTTTGTCGAAGATAATGAAACTGGTATTGGTGCATTAGATTCGACTACTAAATTTGAACCAGTTAAGATTGAACCTCAAACAGCAACTGATAGTCAAATATCAGGAATCGATAAAGAAATAAAAGATTATTATGGAGTAAATGATCATATTATTCAGTCAAATTATTCCGAAGATGAGTGGAATGCTTTTTATGAAAGTGTCATTGAACCGATAGGAATAATGTTAGGATTAGAATTTACAAATAAATTATTTACATTATCTGAAATTAATCACGGAAATAAAATAGTATTTGAAGCAAACAGATTACAATATGCTTCAAATAAAACGAAAATTGAAGTTGCTCAAAAATGCAACAATTATATGACTATAAATGAAATAAGAGAAATATTTAACTTACCACCTATTGATGATGGTGATAAGATTATGCAAGATTTAAATCATATCAATAATAAAATTGCTGACAATTATCAAGGAGGTGAAGAATAATGGATAAGGCAAAGAAAGAATTTAGATCATTAGTTGTAGAGATGCGTGCTGTTGAAGATGAAGGTAAAATGATAATCGAAGGTTATCCAATAATTTTTGATAAACCAGCAACACATTGGGGTTATACTGAAGTTATTGATAAACACGCACTAGATAATACTGATATGAGTGATGTTCCTTTAAAATATAATCACGAGGATAGTCATTTGATTTTGGCAAGAACTAGAAATGGAAGTTTGAAATTTACAATTGATTCCATTGGGCTTAAAATGCGTGCTGAATTAATTGATACGCAAACGAATATAGATATTTATAAATCAATTAAATCAAGATTATTAGATAAAATGTCTTTTGCATTTACCGCTAAAGAATCTAGTTATAATGAAGATAGTGAAACAAGAACAATTTTAGCAATTGATAAGTTGTTCGATGTATCAGTAGTTGATGTACCATTTTATGATAGCACTTCTCTATATGCAAGGAATTTGGATAATTCAAAAGATTTTGCTAAAGAATTTGAAAAAAGAAAAAGAGAAAAGTTACTTAATAAAATGACTAGAAATGAATTATTAAAAAGATTATAATTTCCGACAAGAAAGAATACTGGAGAGTGTTCTTTTTTTGATTTGGACAATGAGATAGGAATTTATGATATATGCTGGAGAGTATATTTATTATTTTAATCTGAAAGGAGGATAAAATGGACAGATTAAATGAAATTAATGCTAGAAAAGCACAGATTAAAAGTTTATTAGAAGATGAAAAATCTGATGTTAATCTAGAAGAAATTAGAAGTGAACTTGAATCTTTAGAAAAAGAGGAAAGAGAACTTAACGCTCAAATTGAAAAAGAAGAAAGAGCGGATGAAGATGCTAGAGAAGAAAGAAGAAAGCTAGCGTTAGAAGTTGAAACAAAAGGCGTTCAAGTTAAAGAGGATTTTATGAACGAAAGAAAATATACCATTGCAGACAAAGAATATAGAACTGCTTGGGCTAAAAAAATGATGGGTTTATCTGAAGATAAATTTACTGAAGAAGAAAAAAGAGCATTAGGCGATGCTGTTACAACAACTGCATCAACATTTGTTGCTGCAACAGCATCAGCAAGTGGAGTTAATAATGGTGGACTTTTAGTTCCTACAACATTAATTACTGATTTATTAGATTTAATTTCTCAAGAATCACCTTTCTTTAGAGATATTAGAAAATTACAAGTTAATGGAAATGTTGAATTGCCATTTTTATTTAGTGCTGATGATGCTAAATGGGTAGCAGAAGGATCAGATACAACAAATGAAGGAAAGCAATATAAAATTATTAAACTTACTGGTTTTGAACTTGCTAAAGATATTGTACTTACTTGGAAAGTTGAAGAAATGTCTGTTGAATCATTCTTAAATTTCATTTTAGATGAATTACTAAATAAAATGGGAAAAGCACTTATTAATGCTGTATTATATGGTACTGGTTCTAATGAACCTACAGGTGTAACAAATGGTTTAACTCCAGTTACTTTAGGAACTGACCCAATTGATACTATCATTAAAACATATGCTGATTTAAGTAGTGAAGAAAGAATTGGTGCTAAAGCATATATTTCTACAAATCTAAACATTGCAATTTGTGGTTACAAAGATAAAAATGGTAATTATCCATTCTTACAAGGAATTTCAAATAATTCACTTGTTAAAACAGAAGTTGATCCATTTTTAAAAGGCAATGATGTAGTTGTAGGTAATGCAAGAAATTATATTTTAAATGAAAATACACCTATAAGAGTTGACCGTGAAATTACTGTTAAAGGTAGAAAAGTTACATATGGTGCTTATGGAATCTATGATGGTAATAAAAAAGCTAATGCATTTGCATACGGAAAATATACTCCTGCATCATCTTCAACTGGTGTCTAATTAATAATTAATGAGGAAAAGCAATGCTAGAGAAGATTAAAAAAATAAAAGGCATTAATCATAATGATTTTGATGACATTATTAATGATTATATTGAAGCCGCAAAACTTGATTTAGTAACATCTGGTGTTGCTAAATCCTGGGTTAAAAATCCAGATAAATTATTGGAATCAGCAATAATTAACTATGTAAAATCTCAAATAGATTCAACGAATAGTGAAATGTATTTTGATGCTTATTCTTTGCAAAAAGACCATATCAGAAAATGTAAAACATATCGAACTGATGTAATAGACAACAGTAAACTTGAAAGTGTATTATATGAAAATAATAAATAAGATTTTAAAAAAGATATTAGGAATAAAATCTCCGAGTAAAGAAATATTCAAAATAATATC